TACCGGGACGCCCAAGGGCCGAAACTGGGTATACCGGACGTTCGTGGAGGAGCGGGAAAGCTGGGATGCCAAGCGGCAGAAGGCCTACGGCTTCCACACGTGGCGGACGCACGAGAACCCGCTGTACCAGGCAGAGCCCGAATTCTTGACGGCCCTGGAAGCTGAGTACGGGCCGGGCAGCGACTTCTACGCCCAGGAGATCGAGGCCTCGTTCGTCACGTTCGCCGGCCTGGTGTACAAGGACTACGACCCGGCCCGCCATGACATCCCGGGTCCTACGCCGAGGTTCGTCCGCGTGGTGGCCGGGGTGGACTGGGGCTTCCGGTCGCCGGGCTGCATCGTGGTTCTTGCAGAGGACGGGGCGGGCAACATCTGGCTCGTTGACGAGGTATATGAGCGTAACCGGGTGGTGAGCGGCAAACCCGGAGACGACTGGGTGAGTGACGCCAAGGACCTGCGTGCCCGCTGGGGTGTGCAGGCATTCTTCTGCGACCCGGAGGACCCGCACGCGATCTTTCAGTTCGCGGACGCCGGGCTTCCCGCCTTCCAGGCCGACAACCGGCGCATGCCCGGCGTCAAGGCCGTGCAGGCCCTCCTTGCCACGACCCGCCTGCGGGTGCTGGAGGGTGCGGCGCCAAACGTGGTGACGGAGTTCGGGCAGTACCACTGGCGCACCGATCGCGATGGTAACCCGGTGGAAGACGCCGACCCAAGCAAGGAGTTCGACCACGCGATGGACGCGCTCCGCTACGGCGTGATGGGTCTGGCCATCGCGCCGGATGATGACGACACGATCTATGCCGACGACCTCCTGCCGGGCTTCGAGGCAGAGCAACTGGGAGCAGCGCGACTGTGAGCATACTCACGAGGGTCCGGGAGACGTTCGAGGCACGGGCAATCCAGCGCCGGGCGGACATCGCGTTCGCGCGCGTCCAGGAGACCATCGCCTCCCAGCTCGCGCAGGAGTTGACCGAGGAAGACATCGGCTGGCGCAAGCTCACTGAGGGCGCAGGGACCTACGACCTGAGCCTGACCGAGCTATCCGACATACGCGCCAAGTGCCTCAAGGCCTGGCAGATCGACCCGAGCCTCGGGCAGGCGGCAAGCCTCCTCGTCAGCGGTGCCTTCGGCAAGGGCCTGGACATTCCGCGGGCCGCCGACAGCCGCGTGCAGGAGGTCGTCGACCGCCTCTGGGAGGACGAGGACAACCGCCTGGCCCTGTTCTCGCGGGACGCCATGGCCCGCACCAGCAACGCGCTGATGCTGGAAGGCGAGCGGTTCCTCGCCGTGCACACCAGCGTCACCGAGAGCCGCGTCAAGCTCTCCGAGCTGCCCTGCGCAGAGATCGTAGACGTGGTGACTGCGCCGGAGAACTCCCTCAAGCCCGTCCTGTACCGGCGTGAGTTCCGCTCACAGACCTACGACGTGGCGGCCGGTCGCTACACGACGGGTGCGAAGCAGGTGGCCTACTACGCCGACTGGCGCTGCTGGCGGTACCTGCTGGACCCGGCGTTCGGCGAGGATAGCCCGGACTGGGAGGATGGTGTCGCGGACTTGCTCAGCAGAGCGGGTATCGGCGGCGACGCCGGACCACTCGCAATGGCCTACCACGTGAAAGCCAACACGCTCGGTCTCCGCGGCATCCCGGAGGCCTATCGGGCCTACGACTGGATCCGGTCGCACGCCCGGACCGTCTCCGACCTCGTGACGCTGAGCAAGGCCCTGGCCATGTTCGCCTGGCGGAAGAAGCTCAACACGAAGTCCGCGACGGCCATCGAGAACGCAGCGAAGATGTTCCGCACCCCACCATCGGGCCCGGCGGGGGTGCAGGTGGAGAACCAGAACGTCCAGCTCGACGCCATCAACGTGCCGACCGGGGGCGTGGGGAACCTGGAGGTCGCGAGCCGCCAGACGCACCTGCAGAGCATCCGGCCCTTCGGGTTCGGCGAGCACTACTACAGCGATTCGAGTACGGGCAACCTCGCCACAGCTACAGCGATGGAACTGCCCGCTATCTGGCGCATAGAAGACCGGCAGCAGCAGGTCGGTACCGTCTGTGAGGACCTGACCCGCCTGGCCATCGAACTCGCCGTCATCCAAGGCGACTTCCCGAGCCGCCGCCTGCCGACGAGAGTCGACAGAGCCTTCGACCTGGACTTCCCGCCCGCGCAGCCGGACAACCCGGCGACCACGGCAACCCTGCTGCAGGCACTCGCCGCCGCGTCCGGAACGCTGATCGACCAGCGGGAGGCTGCCTACCAGGCTTACACCGCCCTGGGCAGCAATGACGTGACCGAGCTCTTGGAGCGCCAGTTTCCGACGGAGGACAAGCTCGATGGGCAGGCCCCGACAGTCGAGCCGGGAGCAGAGCCTGAGCCACCGGAGGGGAATGAGACGGCCGGTGAAGAGCCGATAGCCGAGGCCCGCACGCAGGAGGCGGTGCCGCCCTTTCCGGCGAGGTGACACCCGCGCGGATGTGGAGCGACGCTTCGCCGCCGAATTGCAGAGCCGCGTGATTGAGCCCTGGCACCGCAAATGCTGGGCCTGGGTGCGCAGACTCGATCACGCCCCGAGTGAGAAGGCCCTCACCGGCGCCATCCGGGCGTCGTGCATGCCGAACCAAGCCGCCCTGCGGGATGTGCTGAACAAGTACATCCTCGGGGCCGCAGAGTGCGGCGGGCAGGACGCACTGGAGGCCATCAAGCCCCTCGTGCTCCGGGCGTTCAAGGGCGACACGCGGGCACAGGAAGCGCTGCCCGTCCCGGCGTCGCCACCGAGTTCGGAGAGCGCGATATGGAAAGCCATTGAAGCGGAGTGGTTCGCCGCCGGCGGACCGGGCGAGGTGCGCAAGGGCGCTATCCCGCTCCACGAGGACATGCGCTCCACGGTCCAGGAGCTACTCTCTCGCGGCGAGGGCTGGAACGCGCGGGACGGCTTCACGTTCCACTTGCGCGACCCGGAGCTGCAGCGGGAACTTCTCCGCCGTGGCGAGAAGATCAAGGGCCAGGTCACGGACACGATGCTGTCGGACTTCCGGGACATGATGGCCCAGCAGTTCTACCGCGAGGGCCTGCCGCCGAGCCAGCTTGAACTGGAGATCGAGAAGCTGTTCCCGACGACCTACAAGGACCGGGCGCTCGTCATCGCCAACACAGAGACCGGCATCGCCTACGGGGTGACGAACCACGAGGCCAGCGTCCGCAATGGGGTAGACGGGCACGAGTGGCGCACTGCGGGCAGCAACCCGCGGGCAGCACACTCGGCAGCGAACGGGCAGGTGCGGCCGATCACGCAGCCCTTCATCGTCGGCGGTGAGCGGCTGATGCACCCGAGCGACCCGGCAGGCAGCGCGGGCAATATCATCAACTGCCACTGCCTGGAATTGCCGGTGCTCAATGACGCGCGGTTCGTTCCGGCGAAGCCGTGGACCGGGCAGCCGGCGAGGAAACTCGCCCGCGAGATCATCAAGGCCGTGGTCGCCACGGTGCTGCAGGAGGTGACGAGGTGAGCAAGCCATATGAGACCGAACTGAGAGTGACCGAGTTCCTCCCCGCGGGCTCCGTGGAGGCCCTGGGTGACGGTGACTACCGCGTGATGTTCCTGGCCCACGGGACCACGAAGACCGGACAGCCACCGCGCTACTACCCGAAGCGCGTTCTGGAGCAGGCAGCCGGGGCCGCGATCTTCGACGGCGCGAAGATGTACCTCAACCACGTGAAGCCCGGCAAAGACGTGCCCCACCGGGACCTGCGGGACTGGGCTGCGACCATCAAGCCCGGCTCCGTGCGCTGCGTGGATGGGAACCTGGAGGCCGTCTGCCACGCGCACCTGCCGGAAGCGCGGGCGATCCTCGACGACCCAATCGCAAAGCTGAGCGTGGGTCTGAGCCACGACAGCAACATCCGAGTCAGCAAAGGCCGCGTCGACGGTGCCGAAGTGCACGTTGTCGAGGCCATCAGCAAGTGCCACTCCGTGGACTTCGTCCCGGACGGTAATGCCCACGGGCGCGTCATTGAGGCCGCCCAGGAACAGGAGACTGAAATGGCCGAACTGACGCCCGAGCAGATGGAAGAGATCACCAAGCGCGTAGTTGAGTCCGTTGCCGGTCCCGTCGTAGAGGCCGTGACCGCGAAGCTCACCGAGGCCCAGGCCGCTGCCGCAAAGGCTGAGGAAGAGAAGCGGGCGCAGGAAGCCGCAGAGGCCGCAAAGCCCGACGCCGACAAACAGATGGAGCAGCGCATCGCCGAGGCCGTGACCGCACAGACCGCCGAGGCCAACAAGCGTATCCAGGAGCAGGCCGACCAGCTGAAGGCGCTACAGGACGCCCAGGCGTCCAGCCTCACGCTCAGCGCCGTGACCACCGCGGTCAACGAGCGCACCGACCTGAGCCCCGTCAGCCAGCGCCGCGTGATCGAGTCCTTCCGCGGTCAGATCATCGCGCCTGACCAGCTCTCCACGAGAGTGCAGGAGGCCTGCGACGCAGAGCGCAACTACGCCCTTGAGCTCCTGCAGGCCGCCGGTGTGCGGACCGTCATCCGCGGCACCGGCGCCACGGATGGCACGCGCACCCAGGAGGCCACTCAGGCATACGAGGAGCAGTTCGCCGCCAGGGCCCGCGCCATGGGCATCGACGAGAAGACCTTGAAGGCC